AACTTAATCATTTAGGAGATTTAAAATGGCTCTTGGTACCGATCACGTAACAAAAACAACAGCGGATAAATTTATCCCTGAAATTTGGTCTGATGAAATCATCGCTGCTTACAAGAAGAACTTGGTTGCTGCTAACCTGTTCTCTAAAATGTCTTTCAAAGGCAAGAAGGGTGATGTCCTTCACATTCCTAAGCCCACCCGTGGTGACGCTGCTGTCAAGACTGCATCGAGTCAGGTAACTCTGATTGCTGCAACTGAGACAGAAGTTCTTGTTAACATTAACAAGCACTATGAGTACAGCCGCTTGATCGAAGATATTGTCGAAGTTCAGGCTCTCTCTTCGCTGCGCCGCTTCTACACGGACGATGCTGGCTATGCATTAGCTAAGCGTGTTGATATCGACTTGGTTCAGCTTGGTCGTGGTGTTAATGGTGCTACCATTGGTACGAATGACTACGCTACTGCCGCTGCTAGCACGAATGCTTTCATTGGTTCGACTGGCGCAACGGTGTACAACTCCAGCACGTCTAACGCTGCTGCTCTTGGCGAGGCAGGTATTCGCCGTTCAATCCAGCGTCTTGATGACCAAGACGTTCCGATGACGGATCGTTTCCTGATTGTTCCTCCTTCAAGCCGCAACACGTTGATGAGCATCCAGCGTTTCACTGAGCAGGCATTTGTTGGTGAGGCTGGTTCTAGCAACACAATTCGTAACGGTCAAATCGGTGACGTGTTTGGTGTTAAGGTATTTGTTACCACCAACGCTGACACTGCTGCTGGCACTTCTGGCACAGACCGTATCTGCTTGTTGGCACACAAAGACGCATTTGTGTTAGCCGAGCAAATGGGTGTTCGTTCACAGACTCAGTACAAACAAGAGTATCTTGGTACTCTGTTTACCAGCGATATGCTGTACGGTGTTGCTGAGTTGCGTGATGGCTCCGCTGTTGCTCTTGCAGTTCCTGCCTAATAGCTTTTAGCTAGTGGCTCTCCTCAGCCTCACAAGGGCTGGGGAGTTTTCTTAAGCAGATAATGTCTGTTTAAGCAAACTAACGGAGAATAAACCTTGGCTATTTATCGTGGTCCCGGTGGTCCCGGAGATGCTACAGCAGATGCAGCTAATGCCGCTGCACTAGCTCTACAGTACGCATCCCAAGCTGCGACACAAGCTGCTAATGCTTCTGCAAGTGCTACTACTTCCCAGAGTGGTGCAACAAACGCTTCCTCCTCTGCTGCTGCTGCAAGCGCCTCCGCTGCTGCAGCTCTAGCTTCTGAAACTGCTGCTGCTTCCTCAGCAACTAGCGCAGCTAGTTCTGCTGCTACAGCTCAGTCTGCTTCCAATGCATCAGTTAATATGGCTAATGGATTTAGTGTAGGAGTTACTACATTAAGTGCTGGCTCTCCTGCTACATCGTCGTATAACAATAGTACCTTTGCTTTAAGTCTTGGTATTCCTACTGGTGCAACAGGCGCTACAGGACCTACAGGACCAACTGGCCCAACTGGGGCAACTGGGCCAACAGGCAACACAGGCCCTGCAGGAGCTACTGGCCCAACAGGCCCTTCTGGCCCACCCGGACCAACTGGCGCTACAGGACCTACAGGACCTACAGGGCCAACTGGACCGACAGGCACTGCAGCTACGATTGCTGTAGGAACTACAACTACCAGTCCTGCTGGTGGTAATGCTGCTGTAACAAATAGTGGTTCATCTTCTGCGGCAGTCTTTGACTTTACTATTCCAACTGGTCCCACTGGTCCAACAGGTTTGACAGGTCCTACTGGACCGACTGGTCCTGCAGGCTCCCCCGGCCCTACTGGCCCAACAGGATTAACTGGACCAACTGGCCCAACTGGCTCACCCGGACCAACTGGCCCAACTGGCGCAACTGGGCCTACTGGACCGACTGGGGCTACTGGTCCTGCTGGCCCCGGTGTTGCAATTGGCGGTACTGCTGGACAGTATCTAAAGAAAAACTCTAGCACAGACTATGACACCACATGGGATACTCCTACTGGTGGTCAGTTTGAAGGTGCTGCTGTTAACAAAGCAATCTTCTGGAATGCTCAATCGATTGCAGAGAACATCACAATAACTGGTACGCACAATGCTGGTTCTATCGGGCCTATCACAGTTGACTCTGGGTATGCAGTTACGGTAAACTCTGGCGCAATATGGGTGGTTATCTAATATGGCAATTACAATAAACGGTACAAGTGGTGTTACTTTTCCTGCTGGTGGGTTAGGAAACCCTGCTGGCGCAGTTGTAGGAACAACTGACACTCAAACGCTAACAAATAAGAGCATTGCAGCATCGCAGTTAACAGGTGATGTCGCTGCGGCTCGAATTACTAGTGCGCTAAACGCTAGTGGCTCTGCTCCGATTTACGCTTGTCGTGCTTGGGTGAACTTTAACGGCACGGGAACACCAGCGATTCGTGCAAGTGGGAATGTGTCAAGCGTTACGGACAGTACGGTTGGTATTTATTATATAAATTTTACAACCTCAATGCCTGATGCAAACTATGCAGTTGTAACTGGTATCAGCGAATCTGGTGCTGGCGGGCAAGCAAGGGTGGTTGCTGGTGATGGTTACTCTGCGGCTTCTGCCCTTATTCTTACTTATAACCCAACCACGCTTACAGATTTCCTTTTTATACAAGTAGCCGTCTTTCGCTAAAGGACAACCATGAACTCAAGAATCATTTACCCAACAGATGACGGCGGCGTAGCGGTGATTATTCCAGCCCCTGAGTGTGGAATGACTATTGAGCAGATAGCAGCCAAGGATGTCCCTGCTGGCAAACCATACAAGATTGTGGATGTCGCTGATATTCCGTCAGACCGTACATTCCGTAACGCATGGGAGTATACAGAGTGATTACGATTAACTTAGACAAAGCAAAGAACATTGCTCACGACAAGCGCAGGGCTGCTCGGTCTGCTGAGTTTGCTCCGTTAGATATTAAGGCAACCATCCCGGCAGAGGCACAGGCGGCTGAGACTGCAAGGCAAGTCATCCGTAACAAGTATGCAACCATGCAGACAGCAATTGATACAGCCGCTACCGTAGATGAGATCAAGGCTGCGATGCCACAGGAAGATATGTAATGTCATCAATAAAACTAGAGAGCAACGCCAGCGGTACTGGGATATGATTTTAAAAGTTTGTAGTAAATGTAAAGTAGAAAAAGATAAAACAAACTTTCAGAAAAGAAACGATAGACCGATAGGATTAAGATCTTGGTGTAGAGATTGTCAAAGAGAAACAGATAGAGAATCTAGAAAAACTGACAAAGGTAAGAAAAAATACAGAAAAGAAAATTGGAAAAAGAACGGTATTAACATTACATATGAAGAGTACCAAGAAAAATACGAAAGATTAAAAGGTTGTTGTGAGATATGTAATGATAAGTTACCAACATTGTGTGTAGACCACAACCACACAACTAAAGAAATACGTGGTCTTTTATGCACCCCTTGCAATCTGGCTATAGAACATTTTAAAGAAGCTCCTGATATACTTACAAATGCTATTAAGTACTTAAACAATTACGGAACAAAACATGAGTTCAATAAAACTTGAAAGTAATCCCTCAGGAACTGGGGTGTTTACTCTTGCCAGCCCTAATAGCAACACAAACAGGACGCTTACTCTCCCAGATGCTACGGGAACTATTATTACCACGGCTGGTGGTGCGGCTATCTCTGGCACTAATGAGGAAGGGACTTGGACACCGGCAATAATCGGTAGTACAAGTCAATCTGGGCAAGTTTATTCTTCGCAAGTAGGAACATACACAAAAATTGGAAGGCAGGTAACTGCTAGATTTTATCTGCAATTATCAACAGAGGGAACTTTTTCTGGTTTTTATCTTTTAATATCTGGTTTACCTTTTACTATTGCGGCAACCCCTGGAAATGTTATGGGTGGGGGTGTGTATTTTGTAGATATGGCAACAAATTACATAGCCATAAATCTCCAATGCGAGGAATCCGGCGCACGATTATATTTATTGGGGGTGACAGCAGCGGCTACAAGCCGGGCTTATGTAGGAATTACTGATCTTACTAATACCACACAGTTTTCAGGAACAGTAACTTACTTTACCTAACTTATCTGCTTTGGATGATGCAGACGGATTTTAACAGGAGATAAAAATGGCTTTAGAGAAAACAGTAGGCGTAGACCAAATTGAAGTAGTTGGTATTGGAACAGTACAGGTGCGTGAGGCTACGGTTATCACGGAAGATGGCAAACAGATTAGCAAGACCTACCATCGTCATTGCGTTACTCCGGGTCAGGACTACTCTGCCGAGGAGCCACGGGTACAGGCTATCTGCGCCGCAGTCCATACTGCCGAGTGCATTGCCGCATATCAGGCGCAACAGGAAGCCAATCGGTTAGGAGCCTAATATGTCCACGGTACGCACGAACAACATCTTAGACGCTAGTGGTGGCAATACCGCTACTATAAATAGCATGACCCCTACTGCGGATAGTTTGCAGGGCTTCCGCAACCGCATCATCAATGGTGATATGAGGATTGACCAGAGGAACGCTGGGGCGAGTGTCGGGAATCCAGTAGGGGCTGCATACACGCTTGATAGGTGGTTGGCGGCTGGCTTTGCATCGTCTAAATACACTATTCAACAAAATGCCGGTTCAGTAACTCCACCAGCAGGATTCAGTAATTATTTAGGTGTTACATCTTCTTCTGCGTATAGCGTACCTGCTGGCGAGTATTATGTAATCAACCAATATATTGAGGGTTTTAATACTGCTGATTTGGCATGGGGAACTGCAAACGCAGCCACAGTTACATTGTCGTTTTTGGTGCGTAGCTCTTTAACTGGAACCTTTGGTGGCGCACTAAGAAATTCAGCAGACAATCGTTCATACCCATTCAGCTACACGGTTTCTTCTGCAAACACTTGGACTCCAATCACAATAACTGTTGTTGGCGATACATCAGGTACTTGGGTGGGTGCTACAAACGGTGTTGGTCTTCGTATTGTGTTTAGTCTGGGATCAGGTTCCACATACAACGGCACCGCTGGCGCATGGGCTGGGGCCAACTACAACTCAGCCACAGGCGCAACAAGCGTAGTAGGAACCAACGGAGCCACCTTTTACATCACAGGCGTTCAACTAGAAAAAGGCTCTGTTGCTACACCGTTTGAGCGCAGGGATTATGGGCGTGAGTTGATAATGTGTCAGCGGTATTTCCAAACAATTACTGCGGCTGCTGATGACCCGGTTGGGTTGGCTAACGCCCCTAATACGACAACGCTAACAATACCAGTAAGATTTGTAGTGACAATGCGGGCAACTCCAACATTGTCATCAACCTTGACAGCAGGAACTAGATTTAGGGCTAACGGTAATGTCGATGTAAATTCGTCTAACAATATGACTATTGATGCGGCGGGGCCTTATGCTGTGGAATTGAGTAATAACGGATTTAGCGGATTGACGGCCGGATATGCTTACAAGGTTCGTCAATTTGGAGCAACCGGTGTTTTTGGCGCAACTGCGGAGTTATAAATGTATAAACTTAATAAAAATTCAGAAGGGCTTACGATTTCTGTTAGCAAAATTGCTGATAAAGTTTATCTTTCCATACCATTATCAGACCCCGCCAACACAGACTACGCAGAGTTTAAGAAGGCAGTCACGGCTGGCGCAGAACTGCAAGACGCTGATGGCAATGTGATGACTGCTGATGCGGCACAGGACTTTATAAGGACGTTGCCTTGAATGCAATGTGGCAGATGTGGCAGCAGAGGTATCCTAAAGAACTTTGTAGCACCATAGTAGAGCAGGCAAAACAGATAGAACCACAGGCTGCAATAGTAGGTTTCCAAGGCTCTAACGTAGACACCAATGTTCGTAGAAGTAAGGTTAGGTGGATCGGTAGAGACAATAAAGACCTTGGTTGGCTGTACCATGAACTAACTAATTTGTTTCATATTGCTAATCATAATGCCTTTGGATCTGAGTTGTGGCACTTAAACGAGATTCAGTTTACAGAGTACAACGCAGAAGATCAAGGTTATTATAATTGGCACAATGATGTAAATTGGGATGATGGTAGACAAGTACACAGGAAGTTATCTCTGGTGTGCCAACTGTCTAGCCCAGAAGAGTATGAAGGCGGTGAGTTTGAGATGCAGCCGTTACATCTCAGCAGCCCCAAACAAGAGCACCTAAGAACACAAGGAACTGTTTTAGTGTTTCCTTCCTTCGTGGTTCATAAGGTAAACCCCGTAACCAAAGGCACTAGACACTCTCTGGTAGCTTGGATGGAAGGACCTAAGTGGAGATAGTGATGTCAACAGTAGACCAAGTTAAAGGACAACTTGATACCCATGAAGCAGTGTGCGCTGAACGCTATGCAGGCATCAACGCTAGGCTAAAGAGACTAGAACAGATCCTGCTAGGTACTACTGGTTTCATCGTAATTCTATTACTCAGCTTAGTTCTTAAAATAGGTTAATATGAGCAGAAAAGTATCCGCTGTTACAACTAAGTCTACTACCACTAAGGAAACTATTCTTACAGTACCAACTAAGAATACTGGTCTTTGGCAGTTAATGTATATTATTAGTCTTACTGGTAACGATACTCCAAAGGTCTACTGGTACGATGTCTCTACCAACACTGAGTACTTTATTGTTGGGGGTAAGAACTTAGGTGCTGGTGAGTTTGTTAGATTAGACGGAGAGGCAGAGGTAGTCTTACAAGCTGGTGATGAGATTCGTGTGCAAAACTCTAGCACTAATACAGTAACTTACATAGCAACTGTAGAGTTCATGCCTGAGATGACAGTTCAGTTCCAATTCTAAAGGAGAATAGTATGCCAATGGTAGACGGAAAGAAATACCCTTACACTAAGAAGGGCAAACAAGAGGCAGCTTCGGCTAAGATCAGCAAGCTGCGTAAAGAAGGTATGCCGCAGAAGCAGGCAGTTGCTGTTGGTCTAGCCATGACTGGTATGTCTAAGAAGAAGAAAGTTAAGAAAGGC